GTAACTGTTGATTTAGATGGTAGATATGCATTAAACTCTGTAGTTACAGGTGCATTAGGAAAAAGACTTACATTAACTAGTGCTTCAGGAGCAGTAACAAGAACTGTATCAGGTGGAGTAACTAAATTTTCAGTAGACTGTTCTTCTTCGCTTGTTTTTGGTTCGGTAGCAAATGATGCTTTAGATGTAAAAGTTGAAATAATGAGTACAGCTGGTGAAACAGTATTTGCTGAAACAACTAGAAGTGGTGCTGAAGTAATTGTTGCTTTTGCAGGTACAGTTGCAGATGGAACTTACATAGTACTTCTTACATATGTAGGATAAACTTTTCTGTAGGCACACTATGTAATGTAGTGTGCCTATATAATATATAAAATAAATAATGGCTATACAATTATTAACATCAGCAGAAGTATCTACTACATTAAAAGTTGGTACAACTGCAGCTATAGGGTCTCCAATGTATTCAGCGCCTAATTTTGGAATAACCCCTAACCTTATTGTTGCCACACCAGTTGAACCTGTTCCAAACAGCTCACCAGGTGTAATACAGACAATGTGCATGGATGGAACTGTATCGTCTGGTCAAGAGATTGGAAGACTGCAGTTTGCTCACAAAGATGATTCTACTACTGGTTATGCAACTTCATATATAAGGTCTGTAAATCAAAATACCGCAGGTTCAGGAGCAGGTGGTGGAGGTAATATAAGATTTGGAACTGCAAGCTCAAGCTCAGGTGCTAGTATACAAGACCGAATGACTATTCGTTATAATGGAAATGTGGGCGTGGGGATTACAGCCCCTGGCTCTAAATTTGTCGTAGATGGAGATGTTGAATTTTCTGATGGAGGTGACCGAGGTTTTTATTTAGACCCTTCTATAGGGGAGTTTGAACTAGGAGATATTGATGGAGTTGGTGGTGAAGCATATATTTCTAGTGATTCATCTGACATTACTTTTTATAATTCAGGAAGTACAACTTTAAACCTTCAAAGTAATAATAGGGTAAAAGTTGGTTCAGGCTCTGCTTCTTACAATTTTGATGTAACAGGTACAGGTAGATTTACCTCTACAGTTAGAGCTACTAACTTTATATTGTCTTCTGATGAGCGTTTAAAAACAAAAATAAAAGATTTAGAACCAACAAAAATAGATGTTGATTGGAAGTCTTTTGAAATGAAAGAAGAAGAAGGAGATTATAGAACAGGTGTTATAGCTCAAGATTTAGAAAAATCTCATCCTGAGTTTGTTAGTCAAGATGAAGACGGTTTTAAATCAGTTAAATATGTAGATTTATTAATAGCTAAAATTTCAGAGCTAGAATCTCGTTTAGCAAAACTTGAAAAGTAATGGCTGTACCTAATACAACCACATTTGATATGTCTGATGTAAGGACTGCTGTGGGAAACTACGACAATCTTTCAGACCTTTTTAAATTTGCGGATTCAGCTCAGTTTGATCCTTTGTATGCAGGTAATAAAGATAATTTACTAAATTTTAGAAATTACGGAAATCAAATAGTATGGAGAGCTTTTAATGCTTATGGGCCTGAAAAAAGCTTTAATAGTAAATCTTGTGGAACAAAACCTAATGTAACATTATATTACTTTGGAAGTAATAGTAGCTGTATTCAAATAGGAAATACAATTTGTAATAATAGCTCTGGAACAAGTTGTAGAGTAAGTACAGGAGTTTATTATACTACTTATTGTTTTGACCAATGGATAGAGGTTCTTTATGATAGTAAGCAAGGCGCTTATACTGTGGTAAATTTAGGATACTGTTCACCACCTTAAATAAAATAAAATGGATATAAGAAAAATATCAGTCGGAGCAGACTATAAATCGAGTGCAATGCACTATATTGTAAATCAAGAAATTTTAAATGCAAATTATATTATACATTTAATAAAATATGTATCTGAAAATGATTCAATAAAAATATGGATTGAAAACAAACAAGGAGAAATATTTCTTTGGAAAGAGTTTAATTCAAATATGCCAATATCAATCGAATATAATATAAATTTTGAATGAAATCACCTTTTTATTTCATTGTAAAACCAAGCAATGACAAAAGGTATGATAATACTAAAAAGATTGGGAATGTTAATTTTATAACAAGCACATCAAAAGAAGATCATACCGTATCAAATAGATATGCAATAGTTGTTGAAACACCAATAAACTATTCAGGCCCTATTAAAATAGGAGACACACTTTTAGTTCATCATAATGTTTTTAAATATTATAATGACATGAAAGGAGTAGAGAGAAGTGGAAAGAGTTTTTTTAAAGATAATTTGTTTTTTATTGATTTCGATCAATTTTTTATGTTTAAAAGTAAAGACACTTGGTCATGCCACTCAAAATACTGCATGGTAAAACCTTTACCTAAAAAAAACAATTACCTTAAAACACATCAAGACGAAGAACCTTTAGCAGGTTTAATTAAATATACTAATGATTCTTTAATAGAAAAAGGAGTTAATGTAGGTGATAAAGTTTATTTTCAACCTGATAGCGAATATGAGTATAATTTAGATGGCGAAAAATTATACAGAATGTTTACTAATAACATAACAATGGTTTCATGAATAATATAGAATTAAAATTAGAAATAATTAAAGCAGGAAAAAAAGCTGTAAAAGAGCTTATAAAAGTTGCTAACGAAGGTATATTAAAAAAAGACCTAGATGGATTAGCTCCTGATATTGCAGCAGATAGATTAAAGAACGCAGCGGCTTCTAAGAAGTTAGCTATATTTGACGCTTTTGAAATTTTATCTAAAATTGAAGAAGAAAACAATATGATTAATACAGAAAACGTAGAAACAAAAGCAGCGCTATTTAAAGGCTTTGCAGAAGGTAGGTCAAAATAATGTATACACAAACTTTATATAAAATACTTGAAAATGTTGTGCCTGAAAAGGTATTGAATTCTTACAATAAAAAGAAAGCATGGAAGTATGGATATAATAAAGAATATGACATTATTATTATTTCAAAAGACGGCACAATTGGTGATGTATATGAAATACAAAAATTACGAATAGCCTTACCAAAAGTAAAAGATGTTCATAGTTTTAAAAATAATTATTGGGATAAATTAGAATATCCTAAAGAGTTAAGTAAAATAAAAAACGTGTTTGATTGGGATAAATATCCTGATACTTTTAAAGAAAAATGGTATGACTATATTGATAAAGAATTTGAAAGACGTGAAGAAGGGTTTTGGTTTTATAACAAAAATGTTCCTACTTATATTACTGGCTCTCATTACATGTACTTGTGCTGGACCAAAATTGATGTTGGGCAGCCAAACTTTAGAGAGTCCAATAGATTATTCTATTTATTTTGGGAGGCATGCAAAGCAGACATTCGTTCATACGGAATGTGCTATCTTAAAAACAGGCGTTCAGGCTTTTCGTTTATGTCCTCATCAGAACTCGTGCATGCAGCAACCACCTCACGTGACTCACGTTTTGGCATATTGTCAAAGACAGGGTCGGATGCTAAGAAGATGTTCACCGATAAGGTCGTTCCCATATCACTTAACTATCCCTTCTTCTTCAAGCCCATCCAGGACGGTATGGACAGGCCGAAGACGGAGCTTGCCTATAGAGTCCCTGCCTCAAAACTCACCAGAAAGAAACTTGATGCAAATCAAGCCGTTGAGGAACTCGAAGGTCTTGACACCACGATTGACTGGAAAAACACAGGGGACAACTCGTACGATGGAGAAAAATTAAAAATACTTGCTCACGATGAAAGTGGGAAATGGGAAAGACCTGATAACATATTAAATAATTGGAGGGTTACAAAAACTTGTTTAAGATTAGGTTCTAGAATTATCGGAAAATGTATGATGGGAAGCACATCTAACTCAATAGAAAAGGGTGGGGGTAACTTTAAAAAATTATATACAGATTCCGATGTGGGAAAACGAAACAAGAATGGTCAAACCAAAAGTGGACTATATTCACTTTTCATCCCTATGGAATGGAATTATGAAGGATTTATAGATGTTTATGGGTATCCTGTATTTGATGAGCCGAAAGAAGATTTAGAAGGGCCATTTGGAGACGTAATAGATGAGGGTGTCATCAATCATTGGAATAATGAAGTAGAAGGTTTAAAGTCTGATCCTGATGGATTAAACGAATATTATAGACAATTTCCTAGAACAGAGTCTCATGCATTTAGAGATGAAAGTAAACAGTCCTTGTTTAATCTTACTCGCATATACCAACAGATAGATTATAATGACTCTTTAATAAAAGAGCATCATTTAACTAGAGGTTCATTTTCTTGGAAGAATGGAATAAAAGA